GCAGCTTCATCAAGTAATAAGCCTCCAATCAATTTAATACCATTGTCATTTAACTGCAATAATTTATAATTTTCATGGGCTCCAATTACTTCTTCACCAACAATAATAAATTCATTTAATCCATTGTCTTTACCTACTATATCCCATAGTCTATTTTTTTCATTTATTTCACATAATTTAAAATTCAACTTCATTCCACTACTTCCTTTCCCCTGGACCTCAACCCCTCACAAAAACAGAGGGAGCGACTTTATTATATATATATTTTAGGGGGCTAAAATGCTAACATAATTGTGTGATTAACTACTTTCACCTCACTTTTAAATTTTAGGTTTTGTAGTTAATACATCCCTCTGTTTTCATCAAGAGTTGAAGTCTATT